AAACACCAACGATTTACGCTTGTTCCGGGATTTTGTCCATGAAGTCCTAGCATTTGTCCAAAGACATAATAAGATAGTTTCTTATCTTTTCTATATTGTTCAAGTGTCATAATTCCTTTGTTAATTGATCTAATATAGAGGTATATATTATATATTTAATTTGACAACAAGTTTTATTAGTTTATAAGTGTGTAAAAAACAAAGGAACTAAATGATTAAAACAGAAGAACAATTAATAGAAGAAGCGTTTGCATTTTATAATGGTGGTAAAGGATTAGATCATTGGTCTTATTCCTCTACAAGTTCTCCATTTTCTAAAAACATTATAGGTTATTCTTTTCCACAAGAGGTTAGAAGAAAGTTTGCTTTTAGATATAAACCTACGTTTGGAAATTTAGTTAATAACACAGTACAAAGACTTATAGCTGATGTTATCTGGAGTTCTAAAACAATAAAAGAAACTGAATGGGATAGAGATTATAAATTAAATTTTGAAAAAGAATTAAAAATTATAAAAGATAAACCACCGGTGGATGCAAAGGATGAATTTGCTAGAGAGGAAATGATTAACTATGCTCATGATTGTGTGGCTGTTACTAAAAAAGTTGCTCAAGATATTATAGGCAAAGAAAAAATGGTTTGCGAAAGATATGTTGAACACAAAGAAATGACAATGATAAAACCTATCATTGGTCGTATAGATTATGAAAGTAAAACTAAATTTATAGAATTAAAAACTAAGCCACCTAACATTAGAAAAATTAAAAACAAAGAGGAATGGAAAATGAGTACGCAACCATTACCTACTGAGCCTACGTTTGATAATTTAACTCAAACAGCTTTCTATTTTTTTTGTACTAAGAAGATACCTTATTTAGTTTATGCAAATGACAAAGAACATATTATCTTTGACCAATCACATGAACTAATGAAGAAAGACCATCTGGAACACCTTTACTTTAAAATGTGTGAGAAGATACTTTTCTGGGAGAAGATGATTATGTTTTGCAAGGGTAATTTACAAGAACTTGCAATGATGTGTGAACCACCAGATTTGAATCATCCTTTTTATTATAAAGATTTGGCAGATGTACAATTACAATTAATCAATAAACTATGGGGAATGAAAACATGAAGAAAAATATATATCAAAAATTACATCAAGCGTGTTTAGAAGCTAAGGGTGTTAAAAAAGGAGATAAAGTAAAAGGTATGCACTTTAATCCATTAGAGCATGACGCAACACAAGATGTGGCTGTTCAAGCATTATTAGATAATGGATTGTACGCAACCTGTAATTACTTAACTGAAATTGTGGAAGCAAGAAATGTAGTAATGGTTATATGTACCATGAAAGTCCATGACATTGATGAGCCTACAAGTTTTATACTTGTTGATGGTTGTTCGGCAATGGCTGGGATTGATAAATTTGGGACGGGTCAAGCCATGTCATACTCACGAAAGTATGCGTTCTTAAATCTTTTAAATCTTAAAACTGGAATAAAAGATGATGATGGTTTTACAGCTAAACCATTTAAACAAAATTCTGTGGAGAAATCTGCAGAGCCTACATACATGGATGATACTGTGGATGTGGAAGAAATAAAGAATGAACTTAAAAATGCTAAGAACCTAAAAGAGTTAGGTAGTGCAAAAAATAAGCATAGAGATAGCGTTCATTTTTTACTTAAAAACAATTTGCGATCTTACAGACAAATAACAGACATTGCTGAAAGTCGTGAATTACAATTAAATAATGTTCAACAATAGTTGATGATAACAAAAGGAAATAACATGAATGAAGAAGTAGTATGGGTAAACGTAGTACCTAATGAAAATAAGACAGCAGACAATCATCCAGATTGGGTAGCACCAGCTAATCCTAATGCACCAGAAGGTAAGAAATGGACCATAGGTGTTAAGATAGGAGAGACTTGGCATAGTCAAGCAGGTTGGAATACAAAGGATGATGCAGGTAATTTGACAGGGGGAATTAAATTTAAACTAACTCCTAACACAGCAAATTCTGCTCCACAATCACCAGAAAATAAGGGGTTTCCAAAAGCACCCATTTCTGGTAATAAACCAGAATATAAGTTTTAATTAAAAATATAAATTTATATAGTCTTAGAGGGGTTTTTTTCTTTCTTAGTTCCCTTCGTTAGTTTCCCCCTCTAGGACATAAAAAATATGACAATCAAAATTGCAGATTTAGATAAAAATATTAAGGCAAAGATAATTGCTGATCGTGAAAAAGATTATGGAGATTATCAACATAACTTTATTATGTTAGCTGAAATGTTTACGTTAGTGTTAGCAAACAATTTAAAAAAAAGAATTAAACCACACCAAGTAGGTCATATTATGATGGCATTAAAACTTTATAGATCAACTAGAGGATATAAGGCTGACAACTATCACGATATGGGTATATACAATAACATGGCATTTGAATTACACAAAAAAGAGGTTGCCAAAAAGGATAAATAATGTCAAAATACATAAGAATCAAAAATGGAGAATGTAGTTTTATACTAACAGAAGAGTTTGATTCAGTAGAGAAGGCTGCCAATGGTTCTAATAATGGAACAAATGCAGAAGTAAAAATCGATAATATTAAAGTTGATTTTACAACAGTAAAAAAGGAGCAAGATGACGGAAACAAAAAATCGTCTACAAAGGCTGATGGACAAGCAAAGGAAAAAGAGTGAGTTGTACATTGCTTCAGTTCAGAGAACTAATAGGTTAAAAGCAGAAAGCTATAACTTATATTTAGAGTGTGCCAGATGTAGAGAAGAGTTAATGACAGCTTAGTTATTAATTTATTATAAAAAAAACAATGGGAAAGTAAGGGGATTCTATGACTAAAAATACAAATTTCAATGAGATTAAACTTGCAATGAGAGCAGGACATTACCAAGATTTAAATACAAGAGAACAAAAAATATATAAAAACGCATTTGTTAATGGTTATAAGTTAGCCAAAAAACATTTAAAAGAAAATGGTTATGACTTGGTAAAGATTGTAGGCTATTCTTTTTCTTCTCCACAAAAAGAAACTATGGAAAATATTGTTGACTACATTTGTAAAAGATATGAAGTATCAAAGGTAGAGTTGTTAAGCAAAAAGAAAACATTAGATATTGTTAGAGCAAGAAATATTATTCATAACTTGCTATCAGAAAAATACAAAATGAATCTATCAAACATTGGTAAGTATTTTAAACAAGATCACACCACAGTATTACATTCTATAAAAATGAAATCTAATAAGAAAAGATATTGGTCAGAGGAGCAAACTATATGGCAAGAGTTTCAAGAAATAAAACAAGCGTTGTAGGTATCAATTGGAATCTAAGATATAGATTAAAGATAGAAGATCAAGAGCATACCATAGATGATCTTAGGTCCTACATTAGACAGTTAGAAAGAAAGAATAAAAAACTACTTCTTAAATCCAGCTAACATAGACTTGTAAGACTTAGCACTTACAGTAGACTTAGCTTTTGTATTTGATGTACCACTAGCTTTTTTCTTGTTCATATTATAATACAAACCTTTCTTAGCTTTTGATCCATCTTTTTTTGTGTGGTAACCCGGCATTAGTTTTTCTTTTTAGGTTTAGATTGCATGATCTTTTTCTTCAAAGTTGAAGGCAAAGTTTTTTGTTTAGATGTTAATTTACTTTTTACTTTTGGTTTTCCGTACATAGTTATATCTCCTTTTCGTAAGTGGCATCTTCTGCCATTGATTGTTTTTCTTTAATATACTTATCAAAACAACTACCATCTTTTCCGTCATGGCAAAAGTGTTTTTTTTCTGCGTTCACAATCCAGCCACCAGCATCACTTAACATTTCTTTTTGACACACGTTGCACCACCCCGCAGCCATTACTGATTTAGCTTTATTCCAAACTTTGTTTACCATTTTTTGCAGCTCCAATACCCAGCAGTTAATACACTCTTCTTGGTATCGCATTTGTGTCTAGCTCTAAATGATTTTCTTCTAGCTGGATCAGATTTACCAATAGTCATATTGGCATCACCATATCTAATAAGTTTTATTGTATCACCAGACTTAGCAAGTACAGAAAATTTTTTAGTTTTAGTTCTGTCGTTCTTAGGTTTATTATAACCAGAAAATTTTTCACCCCTATAATCTATACTCATATTCTTTGTTTACTTTCACATGAAAATTTAGTGTACGCACCATAATTATTTACAAATTCTGCACCTAATTCTAATATTATTTCTTCTGAATGACTATAACCATAAACAGTACAATTGTATATATCTTCAAATTCTATTTGTGGAGTTGCAATAGGTTGACAGTTGTTGCCGGGTGTTGTGCTACACATAACCATAAGTAATAAAATTACTTTCATTTTAATATAAGTTTTACAATGGATTTTTCACCCATATATATTTCTGTTTCTGCTTTAGATTTTATACATTGATATTCTACATTAGCATTATAAACTCTGTTGGCTATTCTTTTACCCTTTAAACAATGTGACATAGATTCTTGTATTCTATGCTCACGAATTTCTCCATTAACAATCATCAATAATGCTACAACTACTTCAACCATGACTACCATTACCATTTTGTCTTACTTTATCTTTTATTTTTTCAATATCACTTAATGCTTTTTCTAATTGTTTAGTTACAAATTCTATATTAATTTTGTTGTGCATCATATCTTCTATTCTTGTTTCTAATTTTTCAGTAGTTTTATACAAATCTTCTAACAACATAAACTGCTCAGAATCCACAGTAGTCTGTTCAGATTTTTTTAATAAATCTGAGTTCATTAATTCTCTTGATGTTTCAAGGCTAGTTAATCTTGCTGTAATTTCTGTGTAGGCAAACGTACCTGCCACAATAGCAAAAATTATTCCAATCATATTTTTGATTGGCATACTTACTGGTGTGTCTTGTGATATTTTCATGGTGTAGGTATTGGCAATTCTCCTGTTAAATCTTTAGGTATTATTAATTTTTTTTTTGATCCTATAAATTTATCTCCCATTATTTTAACCTCTGGGTTTTCTTCTTTGTAATCATCTTTTAGATCATCCCAAAGGCTACCATCCGGACTTTTATTTTCTGGAATTACTATACCAGAACATTTTGCAACAATTAAATTAAAGTTTGGATTGTATTTTAAAGTAGGATTTTTATTAACTTTACCACACATTTTCATTAACTCTAATTGTTGTTTTAATTCTATATTTTCTTGCTGTGTTTTTTTAAATTCTTTTGTACAAGCTGAACCTAAATAATGTCTGTAAGT